AACTCCAGACGGGTATGAGAAGATGGCTGAAAACTTTCAAGAAGTGCGCCGGTACGTGCGCCAACAGAAGGAATTAATCTTGTACTATCGCGAAGCTACTACAGAGAGTGAAGGTACTACAGCTGAAGACTGGCTTGAGAATAATGAGTAATTGGAGTATACAGCCTGGAAAAAGACATAAAATTACATTTAAACATTGGAAAACAGGAGAAGTTTTAACAGTAGAGGGAGAAGTTCCTACTACATTGAATAACTCCAAGTCTGACAGAATAGTAGTGCTGAAAAGTAAAGGGTGCTATGAGGATATAATAAAAGAAACCATATTGAGTATAGACGGATGCCCACTAAAAAATACGCCATAGTATATCACGAAATCTCTAATAATCCTATGAAATTTGAATATTTTATGGGGGATTTAGAACAAGCTAAGCGTTTTGCAGACAAAAAAGCCGATCAAGGCTATTTACCTGTATATATTATAGAGACAGAAACAGAAGAGGTAGTTTACGACGTATGACACAAACAGAGTTAGATCTAAATGTAAAGCTAGAAAGCCCCTATGATGGGCAGTTCTGGTGTTGGTTTCGGCAAGATTTTTTTGCTTGGCCGGATTATATTAATTGGTATAGGAATAAAAAGTTATGAAAATTTATTGTCACCCAAGTGAGCATGAACAGTACGCAGAGAATAGCTATTGGAGAGCTGTTCCTATTATAGTGCCCTCAGTAATATTTCATACGAGAGTACGAGATGAAACTATTGATGGTCCAAATCCCTATAGATGGGAGCAGAAAACTACTTATGACTACTTTGCAGGTAAAAGAGTAGTTGTATTCTCCCTGCCAGGCGCTTTTACGCCAACCTGCTCAACCTATCAGCTTCCTGGGTTTGAAGAGCTATATCCCACTTTCAAAAATCGAGGAATTGATGAAATCTATTGTATTTCTGTGAATGATGCTTTTGTCATGAACAAGTGGGCAATTGATCAGAATATTCAAGATGTAAAAATGATCTGCGATGGGAATGCAGAGTTTACACAAGGTATGAATATGGATGTACAAAAAGAAAATCTGGGCTTCGGAATCCGTTCTTGGCGTTATGCAATGGTTGTCAACAATGGTCTGATTGAATCTTTCTTTGTAGAAAAAGGTAAAGAAAGTAATTGTAAGGAAGATCCATATGAATACACAATTCCTGCTTTTATATTGGATACTCTCTAATGGATCTAACTAAAATTAATAAGCTCGTAATCACAATGGAGGAGTGCGGAGAGCTTATTCGCGCTTGCTCCAAAGTCATGAGACATGGGGTTGAAGATCCCAAGTATCTGAATAATCTAATCGACGAAATGGGCGATGTCAAGGCGATGATTGCTGTGCTGGCAAAAGCATATAATATTGACCAGGGCAAAATTGAAGATGCCGTGCAAAAACGTCTAGCAAAGATGGATCGCCCCGATTATTCATAAATATTTCTTGACAAATATTGCTAAATTTAGTATAATAGCGTCATGAATATATTTGTTCTCGACCATAATATTGACTTATGTGCACAGTACCACATAGACCCACACTCGGGTAAAATGCAGCTCGAAGCTGCGCAAATGCTTTGCACAAATCATTGGGTGGATAAATACTTAGGATATGTACCAAGAAAACTTACAAGTGAGGAATGGGCTGTACTTGCGGAAGCTAAGAAGAATCCAGTTAGGGATTTTCCTTATCTTCCTACTATGTACAACCATCCTTGTACTATCTGGGCCAGAGAGTCTCTCGAAAACTACGAGTGGCTCTTCTGCTATGCCCACGCTCTCAACCAAGAGCACATCTACAGAGGTGGTGCCAATCACAAATCCTTCGAAGAAGTTATCCGTTGCTTGCCAGACATGGTACATTTACCAGCAACGGGACTTACCCCATTTGCCCAAGCCATGCCAGAAGAACTCAAGAGCGACGACGCAGTAGAGTCTTATCGAATGTTTTACATGAAAGACAAAGCCGCTATTGGTAAGGGTGCCACATGGAAAGTCCGTGGCAAACCGTGGTGGTGGGACGATGAAATTGCAGATTACGAAAAAAGAATAAGTAGATGAAAACTTTATTCTGGTATTTTAAAGTAATCATAGTATGGTGGATAATTGTCTTTTTAGTAATAAAAGCACTAAAAGTAATTCTTGACGGAGTAATATGATGAATGAAGAAGAAATGCTACTAAATCAAGTTATTCAAAGACAAGTAAGTGTATTCACACTTTCAGATGAAAGATTAAGAAAGCTGTTTATTTTATTAATTAGAAAAGTAAGAGAGAATAATAGATAATGGAATTTATTGTAGGAGGCAGATGATGGCAGAAGTAAGCCTTGTGGGTATGACCATGCCCAGCGCAACAACAGGGTGTCATACAGCAAATGAATTAATTGCATATGCAGCAAGAGTTAGTAATCCAACAAATCAAAACAATACTAAAACAGCTTCTAAGTTGTTAAAATACCTCATTAAAGAAGGGCACTGGTCTCCTTTTGAAATGGTATCTGTAACGATGGAGATTAAAACAACTCGTGATATTTCACGACAGATTATTCGTCACCGATCTTTTTCGTTTCAAGAATTTTCTCAACGGTATGCTGAAGCTGAAAATTTTTCGGTTAAAAGACAAGCTAGAAAACAACATCCGACCAATAGGCAATTAAGCTCAGTAGATGAAGATCCTATTAGGCAAGCCAAAGCTCAAGAAGTTTTTAACGAGTTGCAAGCAGAGGTTGCACGTGTCGCAAAGGATCATTATGAGATGGCATTGAATACCGGTATCGCAAAAGAACAGGCAAGGGCACTATTGCCCGAAGGTCTGACAGAAACCACACTCTATATGAGTGGAACACTTAGATCGTGGATTCACTATTGTGAGTTACGACGAGGACATGGTACCCAAGCAGAACACATTGAAGTTGCAGACAAGTGTTGGGATATTCTTAGTGTTCATTTTCCTGATGTAGTAAATGCAGTGGAGTCTTTAAATGGATAAGACCCCTTTATCAGAGTATTTCCATTATGATCGTAAAGCAATAGTGTATTATAATGATGGAGACTTTTGGGTAGACATGTACCAAAACGGAGAATTAGCCGCAAGTGTACAGTGTCATGCTAAAAGTGAGCTATATGCAGAAAATGCAGCAGAAAATTGGGTACTTAGTATAGGAGGTTTTAGTGGTTAGAAGAATTAAGAAAAAAGACCATGAAAAGCTTTCTTCAGCTAATATTAGTCATGTTATGTCTCTTCTTGAGCCAGAAAAAGGGCAGCCTATTTCTAAAAAAGAAGCCTGTGATATTTTAAATATTGCTTATAATACTACAAGACTCAATAGAATTATTGAAGAATATAAAGACCAGCAAGCTTTTGTCGCTAAAAGAAAATCTCAGAATAGAGGCAAAGCAGCAACAAACGCAGAGATACAACAAGTAGTAACCGAATACTTGCAGGGAGACAACATATCTTCTATCGCTAAAGGCTTATTCAGATCCCCAGGATTTGTAAAAGCAATAATAGAAAGAGTAGGCGTTCCTCAAGTAGACAAGTCTTCATACTGTTACCTTCCGGATGAGTGTGTGTCTGATACTTTTTCGAGAGGACAGAGAGTTTGGTCTGCAAAGTATCAAGCGCCCGCTGTCGTTAAAGACGAGGTGAGCGTAGACTACCAAGCAGAACTACTCGGGTTTGAAGATATAAATTATGAGAAGAAGTATTCTTCAAAGTGCTATTCAATCTATGTGTTTCAAGAAGTAAAACAAGAGCAAGAGTTCTTTTTAGGGACCTCTACAGGGGGCTTTAACGGGTACTCCTTGGCTTGTGAGCTAGGAAGTCTGGAACATTTGAAAGAGTATGGCGTGGACTTATCAAAGCTATGAGCAAAGATTATAGAGCATGGCAACGTGCACAGACAGAGTTAAATGCAGATGGAAATGAAGGCAGAGGTAGAGAGGGCGAAGACGAGACTGAAAGCATTGCGCCTCTACATTATAATGGTCGCAAGATCACAGATGAGCAGTGGATCGATATACTTAAGGCACTCAATGGAGACCCTGGGACGGGCTAGTACGGTTGCTTTGATTTTAATCCTATTCTTTCTGATCGAAAAGGCAGCAAATTTAAAAGAAAAATACCTCCTTTGGAAAAATAATTCTTGACAACTATTTATATTTTTCATATAATAGTATTTCAAAATTAAGGAAGCAAATGGGCGACCGATTTTACCAACAACAACTTGAACGCCTGGGTACTTGCCCAGGGTATTATGGCAAACCTAAAAGGAATAGACGCATGGCATGGGATGACGATAAGAAGGCACAAGCAGTGGAAATGTATACAGAGGCAGAGCCTACTCCCGAAAACTCAATGGAAATTGTAAAAGAAATTGCAGATGAATTAAACGAATCCCCAAACGGTGTTCGTATGATTCTGACGAAAGCAGGAGTATATGTAAAGAAGTCTCCTGCAACTGGCGCAGCCAAATCTTCTGGCAGCACCGGTGGTAGTCGTGTATCAAAAGCAGCGGCTATCGAAAGCCTTACGGCAGCTCTTAACGATGCAGGCCAAGAGGTGGACGAAGAGATTGTCAATAAACTTACCGGAAAAGCAGCAATGTATTTTGCGGGTGTATTGGCAGCTATTAACCAAAACTAACTTTACATTAAAAAAGTAACTGACCACGGGAGGTTTCCTTCCGTGGTTTAGTTCGTCCTAAAGAAATAACCTTAGAGGTCAGAGTCGTAAAAAATTTTACTCACCTGCAGTACTAAGGAGAACTATGAGAAAGGAAGAACTAGCAGACTTAGTAAAAGAGTATGGCGATGCAGTAATTACTTATAGAAGTGAAAATTCTAATAAGTTAAAATATAATGTATGCACGCTAGACTTTTCTACCCCTTACATTCAGGAAAAGAGAAACAGAGCAAAAGAGTCAGAAGATACACTTCTGTTATTTTGCTGGGACACTGACTCTTATAGACTCCTGAAGCCGAAAAACGTAACTACTATAGTGCCCTTATCTGCGGTACTAAAGAACGGGGACTAGTATGGAGTTATATCAAGCTCCGGAAATGTATGAAAGAGTAGTACATTACGATACAGAAAAAGAAATACAAGTAAGACTCGTAGTAAGTGAGTTTAGAGGAACTGAATATCTTCACTTACGAAAATATTATTTGGATTTTACAGAAGAATGGAAACCTAGTAATGAAGGGGTTGCTATGCCGTTATCTTTTGAAAATTCAAAGGAGCTATTTGCAGGCTTGATAGAAATACTTTCTTTAGCAGAAAGTAAGGGCATACTTGAAGAGTACTTTTCAGATATATTAGACGACATGTATCAAAAATAGTTCTTGACTTTTTCTCCTTATTATACTATAATAATGTTTCTGTAAGTGAGAGAACCAAGTGAAAGACTTTCTTAACTATTGTAGTGAATGTTATTACAACGGACATCCGATTATTTCAGATGTTGAGTTTGACATTCTTTGGGCAGAATACGGAAGCGACTCCGTAGGTCATACAATTACAGACGGTACTGCTCACTGGTTCCAAATGTACTCACTACAGAAGGTATTTACTTTAGATCATTATTCAGATCTTCATAAATACACCCGCACGCCTAAGCTAGACGGAGCTGCTATCTCTATACTATATGTATCGGGACAGTTAGTTCTCGGACTAACAAGAGGCGACGGAAAATTGGGAAGAGATATTACTGATAAGGTTAAGCACCTAGTACCCAATACCTTGGATAAAAAAGAAATTATTCAAGTAACAGGAGAAGTAGTCTGTCCTTCTAATATCTCTAACTCAAGAAATCTTGCTTCCGGTTCCTTGAATCTCAAGGACGAAAGTGAGTTCCTCAGTAGGCCTCTGACGTTTGTTGCTTACGATATTCAAGCAGAGCATGACTTGTTTTCTTACTTCACTGAAGGGTTGACTTATCTTGAATCTCAAGGCTTTAATATAGTAACAACTTTTAATGCGTCAGAGTACCCTACCGATGGCGAGGTCTTTAGGCTAGAGAACAATGCCCTATTTAAAAGTATGGGATACACTGCTCATCATCCTAGAGGTGCCTTTGCTCTCAAGCAGCAGCAAAAAGGTATAGTCACTACATTATTGGATGTGACTTGGCAGGTCGGCAAATCAGGGGTTGTTAGTCCTGTAGCAATACTAGATCCTATTAAAATTGGAGATGCTGCTGTTTCGAGAGCTACCTTGCATAACATGGAATATATAAACGCTTTAGATCTAGAAATAGGTTGCCAAGTAGAGGTAATTCGTAGTGGTGAAATTATACCTCGTATTTTAAAACGTGTATATTCTTAGCACCTTGCTAAAAATAATTCTTGACAAAAACCTAAATTTTTCGTATAATATATTTTCATTTTCTGAGAGAACTAAATTGCTGAGACCCATCCAAAGACCTGATACTTGCCCTAGCTGCGAGTCTCCTCTGGAATGGCTCAGTCCCTTGCTGTATTGCCGCAACTCGCTTTGTGGCGCACAGACTTCAAAGAAGATTGAGCATTTCGCAAAAACTTTAAAAATCAAAGGACTTGGGCCTGCAACAATACAAAAATTGCGGATTCAAGATCTTCCTACTATCTACGAGATAACTGAGGAAGAGTTTGCGGATGCTCTTTCTTCTGAGAAGATTGCAGCAAAACTTATTACAGAAATTGAAAACTCAAAAAAAGCCCCACTAGAATTAGTGTTGCCTTCTTTCAGTATTCCGCTTATAGGCAAAACAGCAGCTAACAAGTTAAGCTCAGTATGTAAAGACATTTATCAAATAGATGAGCATACTTGCAAAGAGGCTGGCTTAGGGCCTAAAGCTACTGATAATTTACTTTCTTGGATTAAAAACGAGTTTGTAAATATAGAGCATTTTTTGCCGATGAATTTTAAATTCAGTGGTAATGTTAAATCCTCCATAACTAATGGAGTGGTTTGTATTAGTGGAAAGCTCAAGAGTTTTAAAAATAAAGCAGAAGCCACTGTCAGCTTAGAAAACGCTGGCTATCAAGTAAAATCTAGTGTTACTAAAGATGTTACGCATCTAGTAAACGAAAGTGGTATAGAAACTGCAAAAACGGAAAAAGCCAGAAATTCTGGTGTAATAATAATTGATAACCTAAAAGAATTTTTAGAGGAATAGATATGTCAACACTTCCTAAGTGGACCGATGAACGTACAGCAGAGCTTACCTCTTTTGTTGGTAATGAATCTCCTGTATCTCAAGACACTGTAGCGCAAGCTGCTGAGCGTCTTGAAACTTCTACCCGATCCGTTTCTAGCAAACTGCGAAAGATGGGTTTTGAGGTAGAGCTTGCTTCAGCTCGTGGAGGCCGTGCCTTCAGTGAGTCTCAAGAAGCTACTTTGTCAGCTTTTGTACAAGACAACAGCGGACAATACACCTATGCTCAAATTGCTGAGCATTTTGAAGGCGGCGCTTTTACTGCTAAGACTATCCAGGGCAAAATCTTGTCTATGGAATTGACTTCTCATGTTAAGCCTGCTCCTAAGCCAGAAACTGTACGCACGTACAGCGAAGACGAAGAAGCCAAGTTTATTGCCATGGTAAACGACGGTGCCTTTGTAGAGCAGATCGCTGAGGCTTTAGATCGTTCTGTAAACTCTGTTCGTGGTAAGGCTCTTAGCCTCCTTCGTTCAGGTTCTATTGATGCGATTCCGCGTCAAGAAACGACTAAAGGCGGATCTAAAGAAGATCCTCTCGCTGCAATCGCTGATAACTTGTCAGATATGACTGTTGAAGAAATTGCAGAAGAAATCGGCAAAACTCCCCGAGGAGTCAAGACTATGCTCACTCGTCGTGGTCTCACTGCCGCAGATTATGATGGAGCAGCCAAGAAAGAAAAAGCTGCTGAATAAAACAACAGCACTATCTTTCTAACTAGGGCAACCATGGTCTGCGGATCATGGTTGCTTTTTCATACTCGGGGAATCTTTTGAATTTATCTAGTGCGTTGCTGAAACAAATAATTGAGTTACAGGATTTTGATACCTGGACTCAACTACGCAAGCACTACCTACCTTCCGAATATCAATCAATTTGGTCCGTCGTGCACAAACACGTCGAGACTTATCATACCCTTCCTACTTTTGAAGATCTAAACTATAGCATCCGTGATGGGGCTACTCGTGAAAAGGTATTAGCTATTTCTAGTGTAGAAGTAGAAGCCGACGCGGGCATGCTTCTTGAATATTTAAAAAACGATTATGTACAGACAGAAGTCTTTTCTCAGCTAGAAAAGTATATAGATAGTTCTATTGCTTTCGAGAGTGCTAGAGAGACTGTTGATCACTTACACGAACTCGTAATGGGATTAGAGGATAAAGTAGAATTAGAATCTCCAGAGGAATCTATGCAGAGTATTTCTCTTTTTGATTCTGATGAAGAGGTTGAAGGCTACCTCCCCCTTGGTCTCAACACCCTATATGATGAGAGTTTTCAGTTTTCTCCCCGAGACTTAATTCTTATCGGAGGCCGTAGAGGGGGAGGTAAGTCTATAACCTGTGCCAATATTGCGAACAATGTTTACCAATCAGGAAAATCAGCTATCTATTTTACTATTGAGATGGATAGCAGATCGACGTTACAACGCTTATGTGCTATAGCTACAGGAGTTCCTCATGGACGATTACGCTCAAGAAACCTTAGTGTAGTTGAATGGGAAAAGGTAGCCTCCTGGTGGGCTTCTCGATTTACGGGAGGAGAAGAGTTGTATAGGTCTTATTTAGTTCATAGGAATTTTGATGACTTTCATTATAACCTTAGAACTACGTGCGAACTAGATCCTGTAAAACAACTTGATGTTGTGTATGATCCTACATTAACTTTGTCTAAAATAAGGGCAGAGTTAGATAAAAAAGTTAAGTCTTCCATGGATGTAGGCGTTATTATAGTAGATTATATAAATCAAGTTAAAAGATCTAATATACCTAGTCGTGCGGGTCAGTATGATTGGACGGAGCAAATTGAAGTAAGTAAGGCACTAAAGTCAATGGCGCAAGAATTCAACGCACCTATAGTATCTCCTTATCAGATTGATAGTAGCGGAGAGGCTAGATTTGCAAAGGGAATTCTTGACGCTGCTGACGCCGCTTTTACAATAAACGCTTGGACAAACGAAGATCAGTGTATAACCTTTGAGTGTTCAAAAATGAGAAGTGGTAGAATGCAAGATTTTACCTCTTTTATGGATTGGGAAACTTTGAAGATAGGACCGGATACAGCTCTTAATCCCAAAGAATCGGAATCTAGTAAAACTGGCGAAGAAATAAACGATATTTAACAACTGACCGAAAATAATTCTTGACAATAGTTTAATAATTTGATATAATATAGGATTGTATTAGGGAGCGTTTATGTCACTTATTTATGGTTCAGTAAATTATACACCTAACGGTCGTAAAAGAAAGCCTTTAAGGAGAAAAAATGTTAAAAAATCGCCGTTTATCGAATACAAACCGAGCAAGAGCTATGCTCAAGAAAGAGCGGATGAGACAAAACGCTACCAATCGTGCATGGCTTCTCCAGCAAAGGCGAGAGGAGATAGCAAAGACTCTCCAAGATACACAGGAGACTACATTATTGGAATTGCAACCTTACACAAATCAAACGCAGTGCCAGTAACAAATCAAAAATATGCTAAAGAAATATCTAGGATGGCAAAGTAATGGAATTATTAGGAATTTTATTCTTTCTATTAGTAGGTATTTGTGGATGTATTTATCCCTTCTTAAAGGAAACCAATGACAAACCATAAACGAACCTATAGGACTATAGAAAGTCTTTTAGATATTTTACAAATGCATATGGAATCTAACTCATATGATAGAGCGGAACCTCTTTTATCTACTTTGTCTGTTTATTTTGCACACATGAATGATGAGCAAAGAGATTACTTTCAATGTGCTCAGGAAGCGGTAGAAGAAGGGAGACTTTGGGAGGTATGACAGTACAAGAGCTATTACAGTCCAAAGGAATAGAATACCTTGCTAAGGGTAAGGATTTTTTAGTACGATGTTTAAATCCTGAGCATGATGACAGTAACCCCTCTATGAGAATAGACAGGACTACAGGAATTTATAATTGTTTTTCTTGTGGATATAAAGGAAATATATTTGCTCTTTATGGGGAAAAGATAGGTCAATTACAGCTAAGGCGTGAACTCCTTAAAAGAAAAATTGGTGAAAAGCGCGCAGACAGCGTTGGCCTATCTTTTCCCACTTCATACACTCCATATATTGGAGACTGGAGAGGCATACGGCCTGAGACTTACAAAATGTTTGAGGCGTTTCAGCACCATGATAAAGAGCATATAGGAAGAATAGTATTTCCAATAAGAGATCTAACAGGAAGAATAGTAGCTTTTAACGGAAGACATACAACAAATGGAATACCAAAATATTATATTTCGCCTCCTAAGGCAAAGCTTCCTTTTTATCCTAGTTATTGCGTGCCTATACGGGGCACCTGTATTTTAGTAGAAGGTTTATTTGATATGTTAAATCTACATGATAAAGGTTTAACAAATGCAATATGTTCTTTTGGTACAAAAAACGTATCAAAAGATAAGTTAGGAATAATGAAACTTCGAGGAATATACAGAGTAGACATATTTTTTGATGGAGATGAGGCAGGACAGAAGGCCGCTGCAGAAGTTAAAGTACTTGCTGAAGAAGTAGGGTTATACACTAGAAATATTAATCTAGATGGGAGAGACCCTGGAGATCTTTCTTTAGAGCAAGTACATAAATTAGGAAAACAACTATATAATTATACTTAGGAGTAAATATGAGCCCAAAGGTTGCTCTAATAGAAACCAAAATTTCAAGAACAAATTTTAAATCTGAGTTTGACAATGCTTTTGAGTTTGATCAGTACCAGTTATGCTCAGATCCTGCTATTAAAAAAGTTTTAAAGCGAGATGTGGATATCAATATCGATATTGATGCCTATGATTGGGTAATCCTGGTAGGCTCTGATGCTTTAAAATATTACACAAAAATTAATTCAGTTACAGAATACTCTGGTAAAAAAGTAGAAGAGAAGTTTTTACCTGTTATTAATCCCTCCATGCTTGCTTTTAAACCAGAAGCCCGGCCTACGTGGGAAAGTTCAAAGTCTAATATTATTTCTTATATAAGAGGAGAAATAGAGGATGTAGTTATAGACGAGTCTATTGCCAGAGGTATTCAAGACACGGAAGAGGCTAATGAGTATATACGAAACGCTATTGCGCACCCAGGCAAATATGTTGCTCTCGATAGCGAAACTACTGGGCTTTATCCTCGTGACGGCCATATGCTGGGTATTAGCCTTAGTTATGACGGTCGTAGCGGGGTCTATATTGACACTGATTGTTTTGATATGGATACTGAAAGACTTTTGGGGGAACTTTTTTACAATAAAAAGGTAATTTTTCATAATGCAAAGTTTGATATGGCATTCTTTGAATACCATTTTGGTTTTAAGTTTCCTGACTTTGATGATACTATGCTCCTTCACTATCTAATAGATGAGAACCCAGGAAATCATGGACTCAAGACTCTATCTCTTAAATTCACACCCTATGGTGATTATGAGAAGCCTATGTATGATTGGATTGCGGAGTATAAAAAACAGACAGGGCACGATAATTCAAGCTTCACTTGGGATATGATTCCTTTTGACGTAATGAAAACATATGCGGCAATGGACGCTGTTTGTACCTTTCTTCTATATGAAAAATTTGTAAAAATTTTACAAAACCGTAACCTTAAAAAGGTTTATGAAAATATCCTACTTCCTGGCTGTAGATTCTTAATGGATATTCAAGACAATGGCGTTCCTTTTGACCCTCAAAGATTGTTAAGAGCTCAGTCAGTTCTTCAGGATGACATTGATAAGGCAGTAGAGGTTCTTGCTAAAAATGAAGCCGTTAAGAAGTTTGAGGCTATCAATCAGAAAGAGTTTAATCCAAATTCAACAGTTCAGCTTAGAAGTCTTCTTTTTGATTTTCTAGGTTTAGAGCCTACAGGGAAGAAAACAGGAACGGGGGCAAATTCTACAGATGCGGAAGTTTTGGAAAAATTGGCAGAACAGTCGGATATTCCCCGGCTCATACTTGATATACGGCAAAAGTCTAAGATCAAGAATACATATTTGGATAAAATCCTTCCTCAGTTGGATAGGGATAAAAGACTTAGGACGAATTTTAATCTTCACGGTACTACTTCTGGCAGGTTATCTTCTAGTGGTAAATTAAATATGCAGCAGCTACCTAGGGATAACCCTACGGTTAAAGGCTGTATTCGTGCCAAAGAGGGTAATAAAATTGTAGCTATGGACTTAACTACTGCGGAAGTCTATGTAGCCGCAGTTCTTGCAAAAGACGAAGCCTTAATGGACGTATTCCGAAGCGGGGGCAATTTTCATAGTACAATTGCTAAAACAGTATTTAAACTACCCTGTGAAGTATCTGAGGTAGAGGAATTATATTCAGATAGAAGACAAGCCGCTAAAGCTGTTACTTTTGGTATTATGTATGGAGCTGGGCCAGCAAAAATCAGTGAACAAGTAACAAAAGATAGTGGCAGGTTCTTCTCCAAGAGTGAAGCAACTGAAGTAATTAATGATTACTTTAAGACTTTTCATAAATTAAGGAAATGGATTGATGATAATCAAAAGTTTATTGCGGATAATGGGTTTATATACTCCTTCTTCGGAAGAAAAAGAAGATTACCTAATGTCTCATCTACCGATAAGGGTGTCCAGTCGCATAGCATTCGTTCTGGTCTTAACTTTCTGGTTCAGTCTGTTGCTAGCGATATTAACCTTCTAGGTGCTATAGACATGAATCAATACATAAAAACTTCTGGAATGAAGTCTCGTATTTTTGCATTGGTACATGACTCTATACTAGCGGAAGTGCCAGAAGATGAGATAGAAAAGTATAAAAAGAACCTTACTAAATTTGTACAAATGGATAGAGGATTAACTATCCCAGGAAGTCCTATCGGATGTAATTTTGAGGTAGTACACGATGACTATTCAAATGGTAAATACGAAAAGTTCATGGAACAATATGTATAGTATTACTTATGTTACATACAACGGAATTGAGATTGATCCGAAGAACTTATCGATCTATACATTTAATAAAGTTTCCAGTTTTCCCTATTCATAGTGATAACTTAGAAGTCACCGATGGTCTAGTATATTTAGATGACTTGGTTTTAGATGATAAAAACCAATTAGGAGAAACTTTAGGTAAGAGAAGATTACAGACTCCTTTTAAGAGTTTATATACTCTTAAAAATATGGGCAGAGATTATCTTAGTTTAATTTCGGGTAAAACCGGACAATACTACATAGATAATGCTGGTACTATATTTTATTATGAGAAAACTAAGTTTGTAAGAATAGAGTCTTTTAAAATAAAAGAAGTTATACTTAATGAAACTTATACAGCTATTCATGTATATAAGTTAAATAATAAAATTATAGTACCAAGAACCCCTCTACCTGAGTATAAATGGGCAAATTTATTAGTAATAGATAATCTGCCCTGGAAAATCCACAGCTATTCTGTGGAAAAGAATAAGGCGAGGCGTATTAAGATCTAAGAATGGGACAAAAACGTAGAATAAAAACCTTAAGAGACACCAATTTATTATTAACACCAGTAGACCCCTTAACTAGAAATCAAGTTATAGCTTTTGAAAGCGAAAAGAATCTTGTATTACACGGAGTCGCAGGAACAGGAAAAACTTTTATTTCTTGTTACTTAGCTTTTGATGATATAGACAAAGACCAGTATCAACAGTTAGTTATAATTAGAAGTGCGGTACCTACCAGAGATATAGGGTTTCTCCCTGGCACCGAGAAGGAAAAAGCAGGGGTATACGAAGAGCCTTATAAAAATATAGCAGTAGAGTTATTTGATAGAGGAGATGCTTATGAAATCCTTAAATCAAAAAATATAGTGCATTTTATGACTACCTCTTTTATAAGAGGCATAACACTAAAAAATTCTGTTGTTCTTATAGATGAATGTCAGAATATGACCTTTCATGAGTTAGATTCTATTATAACTCGAATAGGTGAAAATTGTAGAGTTATTCTATGCGGAGATTTTCGTCAAGCAGATCTTCAGAGAAATGGGTTAAAGGATATTTTAAGAATTTTCAAAGCAATGGATAGTTTTGATATGGTAGATTTTGAAATTGCCGATATTGTTAGAAGCGGCTTTGTAAAAGATTATATAACCGCAAAGCATGATTTAGGGCTATGATTAAACTATGGACAATATGGAAATACGCATTAGGCGGTTTCTCAGACGATAAAACGGAACCTTATGATAATTATGTTGCGCTTCTGCGTACTGTCATTGTAGGCGTTAATTTTCTAACTTGTTTTTTTATAATGGCAAACGTGGTGCATAACTGGTGAAAAAGGTAGATAAATGGGATGGAGAAGCAAGAGGATGTGCAGATGTTATATTCTCTAGGATTCAAATACTTCTCCGAAAAAATAATACAAAAAGAGAGTATAGTAACTTGTATGAATCTGTTATCTCTCTTGTTACATACTGTGAGGACAACGGCGTTAGACTTACCGATATCCTAGAAGAAGTTTATTTAGTACTTAAAGAAGATAGTAATAGTGAAAGCAGTTCTCAGTAATAGAATATATGTCGATGCTAGTCCAGAATTAAAAGAAGAGATAGGAGCTGCTCTTACTTATACTGTGCCTGCAAGAACCCCTAATGATAGACCTCAAGTCATAAAAAATATGAATAGGATACGAGGAAACCTTATTAGTATACCTATTGGCAGAACAGATTTAATACCGGAGAATTATGAAATTATTGAAAAAAGGGTTAGTTGTCCTGTTGAGTCTTTTCCTGATTTTAAGTATAAGTTGCGAGATAGCCAACAAGCCGTCTACGACGCGCTCGATGACAATGCCATCATCAACGCGTGGGTAAGTTGGGGAAAAACCTTTACAGGTCTCGCGATAGCAGGAAAGTTGAAACAAAAAACTCTAGTAGTTACCCATACTATTCCTTTAAGGAATCAGTGGGCAAAAGAAGTGGAGAAAGTATATGGAATACAACCAGGTATTATTGGTAGCGGGAAGTTTGATATTGATTCCCCTGTGGTTGTGGGGAATGTACAAACTCTTTACCGTAATTTGGAATCCGTTTCTCGTGTTTTCGGAACTGTTATTTTGGATGAAATGCATCATGTCTCGAGTCCAACGTTTTCTAGGATTATAGATAAAAGCTATGCTAGATATAAAATAGGTCTTTCTGGGACAATAGAGAGAAAAGACGGAAAACATATAGTTTTTAGAGACTATTTTAGTAACACTATATTCAAGCCTCCAGCGGAAAATTTTATGGTTCCTGAAATTGATATTTACAAGAGCCAAATAAGATTTATGGACGGAGCTAGAATACCTTGGGCTAATAGAGTGACGGCATTAGCTAATAATGAAGAATATCGTCACTCTATTGCTTTAATGGCTGCAACGTATGCAGCAAGAGGTCATAAAGTATTAGTAGTAAGTGATAGAGTACACTTCTTAAAAGCCTGCGCAGAATTAGTAGGAGATAATGCAATCTGCGTAACAGGAGAAGTAGGACATGAAGAGCGCGAAGACTTACTAGAAGATATTCGTAATAATAGAAAAGATATACTTTTTGGTACTCAAGCGATTTTCTCAGAGGGAATCTCTGTGAATAATCTAAGTTGTCTTATTTTAGGAACTCCTATAAATAATGAACCTCTATTAACTCAGCTTATAGGAAGAGTCATTCGGGAGTACGAAAATAAAAAGACACCTAAAATAGTAGATATTCACCTATTAGGAAATACTGCAAAACGACAAGCATCTAATAGGATGGGATATTATATTAAACAAGGTTGGAATATACACCAACTATAAAAATAAATCTTGACATTAATTTTAAAATTTAGTATAATAATGATTCTTTATAACTGGCCAAAAATCTTTACTCTAACGAGAGGGAACACTAAACAGATGTTCCTAATCATAAAGATGCTAACTAATAATGAAGTGCCTAAAAACAAACGAGACCCTCTATATAAATATATGGATGTGGATTTCTCTGGCATAAGTTTTTTAGCGCATCCTGAAATGTTAGTGTATAACAGCTACAAGTACAGTTATAGAGAAATGGGAGTATATTTGGCCCTAGCTTCCGCAAGAAATCTTATGGATTTTAAATTAACGGGCGATACACGTTTATCCTTAGAGCATTGTCCTCTTTCGGATCCAAACGAACATTTAATAGAAAACAGACTACTTTATTCAGACGATGAATATATTTATTTTCTGTATGAAGAAGTTATAAAGGAGAACACACACTAATGGCTATTGGATTTAATAAAACAAAAGGCGCAGCACAAAAAGGTAATATCGTATCTTACGCATATCGAGAAGGCGACAATGAAGTTCGTCTAGTTGGTGATGTATTAGCTAGATACGTTTACTGGATTCCTGGTAAAAATAATAAAGATATTCCTTTTGAGTGCTTGTCATTTGATAGAAATGAAGAGCGCTTCAATAATTTGGAAAAAGACTGGGTACGAGAGTATCATCCAGATTTAAAATGTACTTGGAGCTATGCTATGCAGTGTCTTGACGCAGGTGAAGTAAAAGTTATTAACTTGAAAAAGAAGCTGTTTGAACAGATTCTTACTGCTGCCGAAGACTTAGGGGATCCTACTGATCCTGAGAGTGGTTGGGACGTTAAATTTAAGCGTGTAAAAACTGGTCCTCTTCCGTACAATGTAGAGTATCAACTTCAGGTATTGAAGTGTAAGCCGCGCGCTCTTTCTGAGGCAGAAGTTGCAGCAATTTCTGATCTGAAGTCTATGGATGATGTAATGCCTCGTCCTACCCCAGATGCTCAAAAAGAACTATTAGATAGGCTACGAGCTGGTCCATCTGATTCCTCTGATGATATTGATGAAAGTATTGAAGAAGAGTTTAACATCGCATGATTTTATTTACAGCCGATTGGCATTTAAAGCTGGGGCAAAAAAATGTTCCAAGAGAATGGTCTTTAGGTAGATATCGGCTATTCTTCGATGAGATTATAGCATTAGAGTCAGAGTGTAATATGCACATTATAGGGGGCGATCTCTTTGATCGCCTTCCTAACATGGAAGAATTAGAACTATATTTCTCTTTTATTCGTAGAGTTAAAATTCCTACTATTATTTATGATGGTAACCATGAGGCTACTAAAAAGGGAAGAACCTTCTTTTCTCAGCTTAAACAAGTAAGTAGAGATATTAACCCCTTAGTACATGTTGTTGATATCTCCTGGGAAGATACTGACATAGGATTTTCTATACTGCCATACAGAGAGCTTCATTTGCCTAATAGTATAGAAGCTCTGGATTATAATAAACCAGTCTTTACTCATGTAAGAGGAGAGATTCCTCCTCATGTAAAGCCAGAAGTAGACTTAAATAGGTTTGAAAGATTTCCTGTAGTTTTTGCGGGGGACTTGCATTCACATACAAATACTCAAAAAAATATAGTATATCCAGGGAGTCCTATGACAACTTCATTTCATAGAACTAAAGTAGAAACAGGGTATATATTAATAAATGAAAATGACTGGAATTGGTTATGGGCTCCATTTAATCTACCACAGCTTATAAGAAAAACCGTAAGCTCCCAAGAAGAAATGATAGCTACAAGTTTTGATCATACAATATATGAGTTGGAGGGAGATCTTAAAGATTTAGCAAATGTTAAAAACTCTGAGCTATTAGACAAGAAAGTTGTAAAAAGAGCTACAGAAACGACTCTTATAATTGAAAAAGAAATGACTATACAAGAAGAGATAAAAGAGTATTTAATGTATATTTTAGAGTTAGAAGAAGAAAAAATAAGTAGTATTCTTGACACTTTTAATGAGTATTCCACTGGATATTAATATAATGGAAATAGCAGCTGATATACATTATATACCTAACTTTTTATCTAGAGAGCAGTGCTCTAAAATTATAGAAGATGCTGAGAGCTTTGGAAACTGGGAGTCTGCAAAGAATGACAACTACCCCGGTCAAGAAATAAGAACAAATCTACTCACAGACTATACGCAAAATATAGTTATAGATATATACAAATACATAGCAGAACAGACTAAAATAATATGGCCCCCTACGGAACTCTTTGGCCTAAGAGACTCTTTTTTAATAAAATATTCTGTGGAAGGACAAAAAAATCTACCCTTACATAACGATCACTCTCTTGTTAGTGGAAGCATAAAACTAAATAATGAATATGTTGGAGGAGCTTTATCGTTTCCTCGACAAAATTTTTTTAATTCTATATGTAATACGGGGGATCTTATATTCTGGCCTGCTCAAGTTACTCATCCTCATGAATGTTTAGATTTACTATTCGGAGTAAAGTATAGTTTAACAATTTGGACTAAAAGAAGTCCTTGGGACTAATTAATGATTATATTAAAAACACTATACTGGAACAACTGTTTTAGTTACGGTGCAGATAATTTTTTAGATTTAACTACAGATTCTGTTACTCAGATTATAGGTACTAACGGAACCGGTAAGTCTTCTATTCCTCTTATTATAGAGGAGGCTTTATTTAATAAGAATTCGAAAGGAATAAAAAAAGCAGATATACCAAATAGATTTCTTGGAAAAGGTTATAATATAACCTTAGAGCTAACTAAAGACAACGATGACTATATTATAATTATTGATAGAAAGAGCGGGGTAAAAGCCACTGTTTTAAAAAATGACGAAGATATAAGTAGTCATACTGCTACCGAAACCTTTAAAACAATACAAGATATTATTGGCTTAGATTTTAAAACTTTTTCTCAACTTGTATATCAAAGTACAACAGCAAGTTTACAGTTCTTAACTGCTACTGATACTAACCGAAAAAAGTTTTTAATAGAGTTGCTTCAATTAGATAATTATGTCAGTCTATTCGATATTTTTAAAGAGAAAAGTAAAGAATTAAGCCTAGAAGTAGCTGGAACTTCTGCCAAAGTAAGTACAATAGAAAAATGGTTAAAAAATAATAATCTGACAGATACTACCATAGTGCCTCTGTTAGAAATAGAAATTTCTACGGAAGAAGAAGAGAAAGAGTTCCACAGAATTACGACAGAAATTGAAAATATTTCTTCAAAAAATAAAAAAATTTCTAAAAATAATTCTTATAAAGAAATGCTAAAAAGGGTTCCTTTAGAGGAAGCTCAAAAGATAGTAGAAACAGATAAAAAATCCTATGATGAAGAACAAAAAGAGTTAGGATCTTTATCAGGGGCGGTAACGGGGTTAAAAAAGTTTTTAGAGAAAATAAATAATTTAGGAGATCAATGTCCTACTTGTGAGCAGGAAATCCCTTCCTCTTTTAAATCCTCTCTTATTGAACAGACAGAGGGAGAGTTAGCAGAGCTAAGAGTAAGAGGAAGAGAATTACAAGAATTTGTACAAACTACAAGAGAGACTAATACTCGAATAGATTACAGAAATAAAATTGAAAGAGAGTGGAAAGACTTATATAATTCTATAGATCAGAGTCTTCCTTCTGAGCTTTTGAATGAGGATAAACTAAAAGCGGACTTAAAAGAAATAGCTTTAAGGGTTAAAAAAGCAAAAGAAGAAATAAAAAAGTTAGAAGAAGAAAACTCTAAAAGATTTGAGCATAATACTCGAATTAAACTAATTCAAGAGCAAACAGAATCTTATAAGGAAGAATTAGAAGAATTATCTGCGTCTCTCGTATCTTCTGAGGTTACTCTTTCAAATTTAGAAGTTCTAAAAAAGACTTTCAGTACCAATGGGCTAGTCGCTTATAAAATTGAAAATCTTGTAAAAGAGTTAGAAGAAATGGTAAATCACTATTTAGGAGAACTGTCCGACGGTAGATTTACTCTTGAATTTGTAATTTCTAATGATAAGTTAAACGTAGAAGTCACAGACTCAGGGAATATAATAGATATTCTTGCACTCTCTTCAGGAGAGCTGGCAAGAGTAAATACAGCTACATTGCTTGCAATTCGCAAATTAATGAGTAGTATTTCTAAGTCTAAAATTAATATTCTTTTCTTAGACGAAGTTATAAACGTATTGGATGAAGTAGGAAGAGAAAGACTTGTAGAGGTTCTTTTAAAGGAAGAACTAAATACTTATATAGTAAGTCATGGCTGGTCTCATCCCCTTCTAAGTAAAATAGAGGTATTAAAAGAGGAAAATATAAGTAGGTTAGATTTATGAGTAAAAAAGAAATTTTAAGAGAAAAAATTCTCGATGCTTTACGCGAAACTTTTAGAGGAAAAATCCAGTATCACGAAGCAAACGTAGAGATCTATTTACACAATCCCGCAGGGATAGGAGAACATCCTGATGTGCTTCAAGCTATAGAAGAAGAAATATCAAAAATTGCGGAGTATACAGAAAAATTAGATGTTCTAAATAATTTTTAATTTATGGTTGATTCAAGAGCAAAAGGTGCTCGTGGTGAGTACTTAGTAAGGGATTTATTAAGAGAGCGTACAAACTTACAGTTCGAGAGAATCCCTCTAAGTGGAGCACTAAACTACTTAAAAGGGGATCTTTACGTTCCTCATGTTAAAAATAGATTTTGTATTGAAGTAAAAAATTATGAAGAAAGCCCTCTTTCTGATAAAATTTTTACTCAAAAGAAAACAAATAATTTAATAAAATGGTGGAAGAAACTACTTGAACAATCTGAAGGGGGAAAACAAAAACCTCTATTATTTTTTAAGTATAATAGAAGCCCTATATATGTAGTAACAGATATTGTTCCAGAATGGACTGATAATTGGTTGTATATTAAATTTTTAAATTGTTACATTCTTCTAGCAGAGGAATGGCTATCTAAGGAGGAAATTAGTTTTACTTATGAGTACGATGAGTGAAATAGCTAAGTCAAAACATCCCTTTATATCCGACAAGGAGTGGAGGCACGACTACTATAATAATACTTATGAACCTCTACTAAGAGGCTTAAAAAACAACCCTATTTGTTTACTAGAAATAGGGGTAAATTACGGATATTCTCTAGGTGTTTGGAGAGAGTACTTTACAAAGGCAACAATTATTGGGGTCGAGTTAGACGCGTATAATTCTTTCCCGTATAGATCAAATCATCATGCTACCGATGGATCTTACGGCCCTTTACGCCAAGCACAATCGTGGTATGGTCTAACTTCGATAGATCCTAAAAAATTTTATGATAATTTTCAAGGATGCACTATAATATACGGAGATGCTACAGATGCGGATACTTATAGAGGTTTAGGAAAATTAGACGTAGTAATTGATGATGGCAGTCACGGCTTGGAGGATATAGTAGCATCTTTTGATATATTAATGCCTCGATTAAATGATGGGGGCCTATATATTATAGAAGATAGTCCAGATGCAGTAAAATTTTATTCAGGAACAGCTGGAATAGTTATGCCTCATTGGGGCCCAGCGTCAGTTGAAGTAGTTCATATATATGATGGGAGTGCAGAAAAACACCCGTCAACAACAACAATAGCTTTAAGGAAAAATAGTGACATTTAAATTTAATGAAAAAATACTAGAACCTAGAGATGATTCTGTTCTAGTAGTAGATTCTTTAAATCTGGCTTTTAGATGGAAACATCAGGGAAGAACAGATTTTAGATATGATTATCAAAGAACAGTTGAGAGTTTAGCAAAGTCTTATGATTGTAAACGTGTCATTATCACAGCAGATTGGGGTTCGTCCAGCTATAGAAAGGCCCTACACCCAGAGTATAAACAGAATAGAAAAGATAAATTTGCGGAACAGTCCGAAGAAGAAAGAATTGCCTTTGAAGAGTTCTTTGAAGAATACGAATCAACTCTTCAACTCCTCTCAGAGGATTGGGTCATACTTAGATATAAAGGTGTAGAAGCAGATGATATTGCAGCTCACCTAGTTAAGGAAAAGAAAAAATATGGCCTTAATAAAATTTGGCTAATCTCAAGCGATAGAGACTGGGATTTGTTGATTCAAGAAAATGTCGGAAGATTTTCTTATGTGACGAGGAAGGAAGTTACGCTAGAAAATTGGAACGAACATTACGATGTAACTCAAGAAGAGTATATATCTCTAAAATGTCTCACAGGAGATAAGGGAGATAATATTATAGGGTTCTCGGGTGTAGGACCAAAGCGCGCGCAAACTTTAATAAAAGAATATGGAAGTGCGTTGGATCTATACGAGATATTGCCTATACCCAGTAATTATAAGTTTATGTCTGAATTAAATGAAAATCCAGATAAAATACTCTTAAATTACGAATTAATGGATTTAATAACATATTGTGATGATGCAATCGGGTCTGATAATTTATCAGATATTGAAGGGAGAATTTTAAATGTCCTTTGACATTAAAATCGATTATAGAAGAGATAATTATTTATCGGAGTTTAGTAAGAAAACTTTAGAGGATAGATATCTAATTGATGGGGAAGTATCCCCTCAAGATGCTTTTGCTAGGGCTGCAAAAGCATTTGCTTCCAACAAAGAACACGCCCAAAGACTGTATGACTATGCTAGCAAACTATGGTTTATGTTCTCTACTCCCGTTCTTTCTAACGGTGGAACAAAAAGAGGGTTGCCTATTAGTTGTTTTCTAAACTATGTAGATGACAGTAGAGAAGGAATTACAAATCATTACACTGAAAATGCTTATCTTTCATCAGTAGGCGGGGGAATAGGAGGCTGTTGGAACGGGGTCAGGAGTGTCGGCTCGAAAACGAGCAATGGCTCCGAAAGTACAGGAGTTATTCCCTTTCTGAAAGTAGTAGATGCTGAAATGCTTGCGTTTTCTCAGGGCGTTACTCGTAGAGGAAGTTACGCAGCTTATTTGGATATTTCTCATCCTGAAATCGAAGAATATCTGGATATGCGAAAGCCTACTGGAGGAGACATAAACAGAAAATCTGTAAATTTACACCACGGTGTTATTATATCAGATAAATTTATGCAAATTATTGAGCAGGCAACTTTAGTAGAGGGCTTTGATGATTCATGGGATTTAATTGATCCGCATACAAATAGAGTAACTAAAACAGTTTCTGCAAAAACTCTGTGGGTAAAGCTTATACAAAATAGAGTAGAAACTGGAGAGCCTTATATTATGTTTAAGGACACAGTACAAGAAGGTTTGCCAGATTTTCAAAAGAAAAGAGGTCTGGAAGTTCATCACTCTAACTTGTGTTCAGAAATCACTCTTCCAACTTCTAAAGACAGAACCGCAGTATGCTGTTTATCATCTGTAAATTTAGAGGAGTATGATGAGTGGTGCAATGATGATAACTTTATACCAGATCTAGTAGAGATGTTGGATAATGTATTGACTTATTTTATTGATAATGCTCCCCCTGAGCTATGGAGAGCGGTTCATAGTGCTACTCAAGAAAGATCTATAGGTCTCGGTGCTATGGGGTTTCATGCCTATCTACAGCGTCATAATATTGCTTTTGAAGGAGTAATGGCGAAGAGTAAGAATATGCAAATGTTTTCTCGAATTAAAAGAGAAGCGGAAAAAGCAACCGAAAAACTAGCCCAAGAAAGGGGTAACTGTCCTGATGATTCTACGGGAAGAGTAAGAAATGCTCATCTTCTTGCTATTGCTCCCAATGCGAGTAGTAGTATTATTTGTGGAAATACTTCTCCAAGTATTGAACCTTACAGAGCAAATGCTTATACTCAAAAAACTAAAAGCGGTTCTTCACTGCAAAAAAATGAATATTTAGAACATGCTCTACAAGAGATAGGACAAGATACTCCAGAAGTATGGAAAAGTATTATTACTAACGGAGGCTCTGTTCAGCATTTAGATTTTCTAGATGACTATACAAAAGACGTATTTAAAACTGCTGTAGAAATTGATCAACGATGGGTTATTGAAATGGCAGCGGATAGACAAGAGTTTATCTGCCAAAGTCAGTCTTTAAATGTATTTTTCCCTTCGAATGTATCTAAAATGGAGCTTCATGCAGTACATATGATGGCATGGAAGAGAAAAGTAAAAACACTTTACTACTTAAGAAGTGAAGCATATAAAAGAGCGGAGAATGTATCAGACGCAGCTCTTCGACAAAGAATTTTTGACGCAATAGATGAAGAAGGATGTTTGGCTTGTGAAGGTTAATCATAGAAACTTAGTAGAAGATAGAGTATCTGAATGGATTATGGATATGCATGATCCACGAATGGATGGATTTGTGGGATTTGATCGAAAGAAATTACTTTATAGATTACAATCTATAGTAAATAAAGGATTAAAAGAAGCGCCTCACTATGTTGGGGAAGACGAGTGGCTCGAAGAGAATAAATATGAACTTGCTAACTGAAAGAGATTATTATAAGCCTTTTAATTACCCTTGGGCATTTAAACATTATAAGACACAACAACATATGCACTGGTTGCCTGATGAAGTAAACCTTGCAGATGACTTAAAAGATTATCGTGAAAAACTTACCCCAGAAAATCGTAGACTTATTAATCAAATTTTTAGATTTTTTACACAGGCAGATGTAGATGTTTGTTGTGGGTATGCAAAACACTACTTGCCTACATTTAAACAGCCTGAAATACGAATGATGCTTTCTGCTTTTGCCGCAATGGAAGCAGTACATCAAGAAGCATATTCATTATTACTAGAAACTCTAGGATTTGGGGACGATGAATATCAGAAGTTTTTTGAACATAAAGAAATGCTTGATAAACATGAGCATTTATCTAATTTTGGTATGGATACTAAAATGGATATTGCAAAGACTATGGCAATTTACTCAGGATTTACAGAGGGAGTGCAGCTTTTTAGTAGTTTTGCAATCTTACTAAATTTTCCTCGTCATAATTTAATGAAAGGAATGGGGCAAATTGTTACTTGGTCAATTCGAGACGAAACACTACATGTAGAGGGTATGTCTCAACTATTCCGAACTTTTATTCAAGAGAATCCCGAATTATGGAATGATGATCTTAAATATCAAGTGTACTGTGCAGCGGAAAGAACAGTAGAGCTAGAAGATGCTTTTATTGATCTTTGTTTTGAGAATGCTACAGTGCCCGATCTGACACCAGAAGAAGTAAAAGAGTATATTCGATATATCGCGGATAGAAGACTATTAGGTCTTGGTATGAAAAAGATTTTTGGAAGTGAAGAAAATCCTTTACCATGGCTTGACTATATGCTTAATGCTGTAGAGCATACAAATTTCTTTGAGAATCGAGCTACAGAGTATGCGAGGGCTAGTACGACGGGTAACTGGCAGGATATTTTTAAGTAAATCCTATATCGTGAGTTAATTCTTGTGTAGATAAAGTAGACTGTACTGCATCTATTGTAATAGGTGCAGTTACAGTCTGGTTTGATAATACTGCTGAAACTATAGTTTCAGAAACCACAGCTTCTAGTTCTAGAAGTATCATTGCTCAATACTTGCACTAACAGCCGTCAACTGCTGTATTGAGGTATCTGTTGTTATTTCTTGTATTGTATTACTATAGTTTAGAAGTTGAATAGGTTCTTCTATAGTAAGGGTTTGTTGTATATAACGAATTTCATCGCCAGTCCCCCCTCTATACCCCATAGTAGCAATAGCTAAGCGACTTCTATAACTCATGGTAGCTCTCTCCTTAATGCAGTAGTATTAACATTAGGTTGATTAATTCCTATAGTAATTCCTCCAAAAGAAATACCCGTATCTGTAATATCTACCTGAGCATCTCTGTCTAACCCTGCAAGTTGCCACAATTCTATAATTTTTGCTACTATTGCTATTTGAGTGGAGGCTACATTAGTATTTGTATCTACCAGAGCCTTCCCAAAAGTGCCTGTAGTGTTATGGTCCGCAGTATTCTTATCCCAAACAGCAGAAGCCACTGTATCAGCACTAGGGGCCGCATCTGTAGTAAGACTACGAGTTGCATAATCCCATATCTCTGAAACTTCGGCTCCTACATTGGTTTTTACAATATTTACAATATTTGTAACTTGGACGGGATTTTGCAAAACTCCAGAATAGTTAAAATAAGCAGAATTATAATCATCACTAAAAAGAGTACCGGTAACTTTAACTTTTGATAAGTCAATGTACAACTTCCAGCCATTAGTTAAGAAATAAATATCTCCTGCCTGTTGGCCATCTACCGTAGGGTCTCCTCCAATAGAACGAATTGCTGAACTATATTGCCCATTATAATAATTTTCTAACTTTACCCACTCTTTCCACTCTGAATAAACATCTTCTTTAATTTTTAATTCAGTAACATGTTCATTAACATAAATTATTTTATTAGGACCATCAAAAGTAGTTTTAGAATAAAGTCTCCAATATTCGTAATTATTATAAAAAGTTGCTAACATTTTACTGCAACCTTTCTTTCCAGTGCAGAGACATTTTTAGATTATGAGTTTCTCCAGAGCCTCTTGTAATAGATCCTTTCAACGGTCTCCACATAAATGTCCAAGCAGGAGAAGCTGGAGGAGTTCCTTTAATCTTCCCTATTCCAAGAACTTCATCTTGAATCGTAGCACTAGAAGTATCAAAATTGGCAATTTGCTCTGTACCTGTTACCCACCCGCTTCCAGTTTCCGCAAGAATATGAGTGTAGTAATCTTTCGGATAGCTTGTGGTTGTACCAATCGAAGAAAGAGTTCTTACTGCATGAGAAGTCGCAGTTCCGCTAGTTTCTGCAGAAGCATTTCCCGTTGCTGAGTACGTGAACGTATCTGCACCTGTAGAAGTAACAGAATAAGCTTTTGTAATTGTATAAGTTCCTGTAGCCTCATTATCTACCGTAGTGGTTAAAGTAATTTGACTATCTGAATCTACGGTAGAGATTTCGAAATATTCTTCTCCGATTTGAATAAATTCACCTGGAGAAAAATCACTTAAAAGAGTTGATACTGGATTAGAAGCGTCATGAGTAATAACTGCACTGCCGTTTGTAACCTGCATTCCACCTTGAGATTCTGAGTTATAGTTTGTAGTACCGGAAATAGTTGTATATTCCCCAGTTAAAAAACCATGCCTAGTAGAAGTTACCGTAACAGTTCCGGTTCCAATAATATTTGAGATGCTTCTATCTCTATGAAAAGAAACGGAAGTAGTAGTAGTTCCTGCATCAATTGTAGAAGACGAGCGAGCACGTAATCTTACTGAAGTTCCTGATGAAACTGTTTGGACTTCTGCCGATTGACCTGCTGCATCTCCATTCAAAAATTCTACGTCGTCCCCCTCATCTACACCTACTGCGGAACCTACTGTAAGAGTTCTTACTAATCGATCATCGTTTAAGTCTGCTAAATTTGCGTAAATTAAGGCTTCATCACCATTTCTCAATTTTAGGTAATAAGATTGATTATGAATAGAAGTTTCTGCAAATTCGTCGTTGAAAGTAACTAGTCCTTTATCTTCAAAAAAGTGTTTCTTTTCTCCGAGAAGAGGACTTCTTCCAATCCACAGACGAACTCGATTACCTGAAGGAGTAGAGTAAGTATTTTCAAGTC